TGTGCATTAGATCAATGTAAGGAAGTGTGTTAGTGTTTCATTAAAATTAATGAATAAAAAGAATTAACTCAACTCTCTTGACATTGTAAGATAAGGAAAATGTCAAGAGAGTGTTATTCATATCTTTCTAATGTTGATTGCAATGGAGATAATGTTTCCATTATAAAATGGACTCCATCTCATAATGGAAACATTATTTCGAAGGAAGGATTAGCCACGACGATCTCTTCTTTTCAACTCGTTCAAATTGCCATCGATATTGGAGTTCAACCAAAATCTACAGTGATACCTGATGCAGAGATTGACAATCTGTTTATTCAACATTATGCAAAATTTGATGTTAATGCTGTCTCTCGATTATTCAAATGTTTCTGTATTTGTTATACTAAGATGGAGCTAATACAAGCTATTAAGGATAGAAATGTTGTTATGGATAATACATATTAAAAAACATAATATAATTGATGTATATTATGTATATTGTAATTCTCTCATGATCAAGAGATCATGGATTATTATGGCTGTATGGTTAATTCTCATTTCAGAATTTTTACTATTCCTTTCCATTCTTCCTCTAGCTTTATGTTAGATGCTACAAGAGGTAGAATAGCTAATGAGTTAAATGATAGTAAACTATACGAGATAGCAGTAACAATTGGTGCTTCACCATTATTATACCAAGCAAGGAATAAACAAGATCTTGTTATGATTATCAAGAATCATATGATTGCTAGTAACAGAATGAAATAAAAATGATGAAAATAGTCGATAAAAATCTTCTCGATTATAAGTAATACATTATACGAATGTCTCACTATAACAATATCCAATTGCCCAACATCGACCAATTAATCTCTAACAACTCTAATATCACAGAATCAACATTACCAATACCTCCATGTCAATTCGTCGGTTGTAATTTATTACAAGAGAGTAGATTAGGTTATTGTCCATTACATCTTTCAACAAATGAAAAAGAAATCTTGATGAACAGATTGAGGGATCTCCTTCTTCTTGTTACACAGATCAGAAACTCATTATAATTAAAAAAACGACATTAATATAATGTCGTTTTTAATAAAGGCAATATGAATAGCATCAGTCTACAAGATATACAATCAGAAGATGAAGCATTCCAACTAGCGAACGAAGGAAATATTTTAGTCCCTACTATTCTAGAAGAAGATCCTTTTGATAGATTCGATACGAATAGTGCATTATTAAGAACGGTGAATAATGGGAAGTATTCTATTGGAGAACTTACTGCTGATGATCTTCTGGATATTGCAAGATATCCAGTTAATGTCTCACTCAAGAGGTATTTACAAATAAAAGAATATTATAAGTCAGATGATCGATATTCTTTGATTAGGGAAGTATTATATCCCGATATTCCTTATGATAACGACGAGATTAATTATGAATACGAAATAGAACATATAGATCCCAGTATTATAAATGATAATATCTCAAATGAAGATCTTTTCTTTTTTCTTACTCGTGATCAATGGTCATTGATGTCTCTCCCATATTTCAAAGATAAAATCGATAGATATCATCTATGGGATACTCTTTCTATTGAAATTCAAGATCTTTTTCTTATAATTTACGGCTCGAAAGTTGGATTTGTTAATGCAGTAGAGACATCAAATTATGATAATGATCATTATATAAAATATAACCATAATAGCGATGATATTGTATACAATGATTATGATAGTAATGTTTCACCTTTTGAAGAATTCCTTCTTATTTACGATAGAACATTAGGTGAATATAATGCAGCAAGAAACGTAGCGTCATTAATTGGTATTAGCATTCCCATAGCAGATTACGGATTATACTTCTCTAATTATATCGAAGATAATATTAATAATTCAGGTAATTATGGCAGTGTTGTTGATGATCCTACTGTACATTTTGATAAAGAGTATTTGGATTTGGAGGATGAAGATACTTATTTTTATTTTAAGTTAAGAGATTATCTCATGAGAGCGAGAGATCAATCAACATTGGCTCCAGATGCTATGTCGTTAGATGAAGTAGTTCAATTATCACCAGATGAATTTGAGAGAAGAGTACCAGGTAATATCCTATATACTGAACGTGCTGACTACGTTATGAGTAAGTATTATTCTTCATAATACCAATATACTCTCCATAATACCAATATACTCTCCATAATACCAATATACTCTTGGTAGTACTAATAAATTATCTACTATAATTATAGTAGATAATTTTTAATATGCTCGCTTTATCGTTCTTATTTTCTAATCGATATGATCAACTGTTGATCATAAAATATCGTTAATAGGGTAATCTATATTACCAGGTATCGATATCTCGAATAATTTCTTATACAATATTTTCAAAGAATTCCTTACTTCTAATTTCTCAGTAGATTATCGACTTATCAAGACAAAATTATGAAGAATAATTGCAATCAATATTATAATTTATTTTGAAGAAAAAGGAGAATGTTGCCTAGCGTAAATCAGACGGATATCAATCAGACTACTATGACAAGTATTCTGAACGAATCTAGTCAGATTTGTCAAGCATCCTGTTCCGCTTCTCAAACTGGTGATGTTGTTATTATTGAAAATTCTACTGTGGGAGGAGACGCTGGATTTGAAATTGCTTGTACCGTTAGCACAAGTTGTGTCATGAATAATACTATAGAGAGTGAAGTTTCAAACATACTATCAGCTGTAGCGAATCAACAGAATAGTTCGATCACTGGTATTCTAGGTGATCTCGGGAACGCTGGGCAATTTAATTATGCTGGTATTAATGAAAGCATAACTAATTATATTACACAAATCGAAGAATCAACCTGTTCTGCTACTGCTAGTTTCACCCAAAGTAATGATCTATTTTATGCTGCCAATTCTAGTGTAGGAGGATTTGCTGGGTTTCAGATAGGAATAGCACAGCCAGCTAGTGCTAATGCTAGTTGTACAATGACTAATTTATCTCGAGTAGTAGTTTATAATTCAGCTCAAGCTTCCGTTACTCAAAGTAATACCAGTGTAAGTCTATTTGCTATTATAGCAGTAGCAATAGTAGCATGTGTTATTATAGGTGGTATATTTTTCTTACTAATGTTTTCTGGAGGTTCCTCTTCTAAGAATCCAGGAGATCTTGAAGGTACTAATCTTGCAGCTCTTATATCAGCAACAAATGGTAATGGTCCCTCTACAGGATCTTCTAATTCTGCATTAACTAATGCAGCGATTAGCGCAATAGAAACAGAATAGATTTTCTTGTTCCTTCTTTATTTACTATTCGTAATAAATAATATTAATTCTCTATTTTGACATCAAGTCATATCAGCATCCTGATATGACTTGATGTCTCACAATGCGTTTACCTCCTCGGACTAATAAAGAGTAATTACTCTTTATTATTTTTTATTATTATTTGTAATGATGTATAATAATTACTATACATTCTTTTCCCAACACTATCAAGACAATTCAGGATGATCACTCTCGTTTTCTTGATAGTACCGGTAAGAGATCACCTTCAAAGTCAGTAGAAGTTTCATTCATCCAGTTCTTTACTGTTATTTTCTTTCCTTTCATCATATTAGCACTCACTGTATAGGGTAAACCGGGTGGATTAGTGATATTTAATACACGATTATCATTTGTTGTTAATAAAACAATACTATTACTAACATCAGAAGTAATTTTATAACTGGTATACAATTTATATTCTTTCCCTCTATGATAATATGTAATAACGGCATAATCACCAAAGACCTGAAGATTATCTATACCTTTCATATCTCGATAAGTACGGATAGAAGTACTTAGAACAGAAAGAGCTATTTTTATCCTTGACCAGTGTTTATTACAAAGTATGATAAAAATAATGGATAGTATTACGAAAGTATTAAAATCGAAAAATGTCATCTTTTCTAATGATGACATTTTATTTAAAGTATTTTGTATATCGTATTATGAGAAGAATTAATCATTCTGTATTCTTAGATAAGAAACTTTCGCCGGTATAACAATGACGTTAGTTGTCCTCTTGTAAATATGGCTATTACCTTTCCATTCTGCATACGGAATGGACCCTTTATTTTCTTTGATCAATCGATAATCTTGTGCTGGAACTAGCGGACCTGCATTAGGATATTGAAGCTGATGTAACAACTTGAGAGCATTAATAGAATTAAGAGTCAAAGGATCTCTCATATTCGGAGGGAGAGAAGAATATCGATAACACCAAGCACAATTGCATTCATTAGAACAAAAACCAAGACCTTCATCCCAGAAGATGAAACATTTCTTTATTTTTGTCTCTTTTTGTCCCGGTTCAATTATAGAGAACATTTCAATCTTAGATGCAATTATTACACCGATACCTTCATGTGTGTAAGGTTGAAAGCACCATTCGCATATTCCACCTTTCTCTCTTTTACCGCCAGTTCTGCTGAATACCTCATAAGGAGACTGATTAGTTGTTGCCATAATCAATGGTTTAATTTTGTCTTTGATTGAATATATGGCATCAGATTGATTAGTACTATATTGAGGAGCAACGATAGCATCAACATCCTTAATCTTGATTTTACTAAGTGGAATAGTAATTTTACAATAAGAACCATTAGAGTATTTGGCTGCAATATCGAAGATATTGATTCTTTTGAGAACAAATGTGGGAGTATTTACCGATGGCTTTGACATTTTGGATAATGATGATTCTAGTATATTTTGATTAATTAAAAATTCATTATCTGTCGTTCATTTAATTCAAAGAAAATGAATAGAAGACAAGGTCACTTAGCACTATATTTTGGACCAATGACATCAGGTAAAACAACCACTTTACTAGGTAAACTTACTACATTGGCGGATACCGGTCTATCCGCTATGTACATCAATCATAGCAGTCATAATAAAGAATTAAGAAGTTCCAATTCTGATTGTATTGTCTCCACCCATCATTCGGGATATGGAAAATACTCATCGAAGATACTTGGAGTTACTACTGATTTGTTACGATCTCTTGATGTCAGCTCTGTTGATGTTATTGGTGTTGATGAGGGACAATTCTTTCCTGATCTATATGACACTGTAAGAGATTGGATAAATGATAGAAGTAAGATTGTCATGGTCGCTGGACTTGATGGTGATTTCGAAATGAAACCTTTCGGTCAAATACTTAGTCTTATTCCAATAGCAGATGATGTGAAGAAATTCAAAGCTAGATGTCAAAGATGTATCGATACTATGAGTCAAAGTAATATCATTGGAGATATTCTCAATGTTCATGCTCCTTTTACTGCAAGGTTATCTGGTGGAAAAGAACAAACGGTCATTGGTGGAAAAGCTCAATATATGGCAATGTGTCGTTTCCACCATCAACAACATACTCAAAGATACATGATGTCTCGATCTCAAGATGACGTCAAGACTGAGTCATTCCTTTCCAAGTCAAAAGAGTTGACCAGATCAACTGAAATTCTTGTTCCCGAACAAGATATTATACTAGATGAGCACACATGTCTCGATAAGAATAAAATAATAGATCCAGTGAGAGATGTTGACGACCTACTCATCAATGGCAACATGGATAGAATAATACATCCAGTAAAGAACACTGATAATAATATAGATGAACTGGTTATCGATGGAAGCAAGTTTGAACAAGCAAAGAAAATACCAGAGGGTAGGAGAGCTCTCCTGAGAAGTTCAGGTAGCATCCCCAAAACCAATTAAAAACAATAAAATAATACTTCATTATGTACATAATGAAGTATTATTAAGTGAAAAAACCTACTGGCATAGTGCACAGTAGGTTTTTTTAATTTACTATTAATACAATGTTATCGTTGTTAATTAGTCCAAGTGATCGAGGCGTATCATGACACTCAACTAATATGTCCTTTCTTTCTATCTCGAAAGAGAAATCATTTAGATCAGCATAACATGATCGACAAAACATTCTAAGAACTTCAAAAAGAGAGTAATCAAGAGATACTCTATATTTCAGCTTCTTTCCGTAACCAATAACATTGAGATACACTATCTCATTATTCAAAACAGGAGCAATACGTCGCGGCAGTGAAGACATATTAATATGATTGTATTTATTAACACTAGAAATACTCACACATAAATTTTACAATAAATACAATCAATTACTCTGAGAGATGCTAACCAAAATGGTATCATTAGTTAGCATTCCCAGAGAAATGGGGGTATCCATTGGTGTTATTAATGTTTTGTTTCTTTTCAGTATAAATACCAGATCACTCGTCACTTGGGATGAACGAGATAATTCAGAGTGAAAACGAGCCATTACTTTCCTCATACACGTTGAGGGTAATATCTTGATAGCAAATTTTACATCAAGACCAGAGAGGAAGATATATAGAGGTCTTTCTTTTACAATTGACATTTTATGCTTAGTATTATATTCCAATCCGTAGTTGGACTAGAATATTTTTTTTAATTGAGATAAAGGTAAATCAATTAGGAATTATTACCTCAATGACATCACCCGATCTCAAATGTAGAGAATCAGCAGTATCACAAGCCATGATATGAACTTGAGTTCTTCTCACTCGAAATGCATGCACTGACATATCAATCATAGCAAAATTAGAGAATGCTATTATAACTGACATTAAGGATGTATCTCCAGAAATTTTAACTCTCATTTCTCTTGCATAACCGAGAACTCTAATAAAAACGATATTACGTTTAGATGAAGACATAATAACGATGGGTTATTACCTGAGAGTATGAATCTTATCTTAATATCATTCATTTTTGCAAAAAGAGGATCGTGATTAACTTGTATATATCTGGAGTTAATCATGATCCTCTTTTTTTTTAATTTGCAACGATAAGATCATTAGGTACTAACCCAAGAGATCCTACTGTATCTGTTCCTCTAATGACAGTACCATTTCTTTCCACTCTGTAGGTACTCAACATAACACTAGAGGCTGTCTTATCATTGAAAGAGGAGATGATCTTTGACATACTAGTTGTATGTGATACCTTATATATCACATTTGTTCCAAATCCACTTACTTGAATATAAAAAGACATTTTATTCTATATTTATAATATAGATCTCGTTGATATAAATAAAATATCATTCATTTTAATTAGACTATGTAAATGGCTGCTGCTTCAGAAGGAATAGGATTTGCTTATGTTGTTATTGGATGTATTCTTTTAATATTATTCGTTGTTGCTGCTACCTTTGCAGCTTATTATTATGATCAAGCGCTTAAATGTTCCATTTATCCTAATATTTGGTGTTGGGATGATTGGTCATGTTGTGCCGAAGGAGCCACTGGACCATCAGGTATAACAGGAACTGATGGTCTCTGCTGGCAAGGAACAACTTCATTATATGGTATGTTGACTGTTTGTAGTGCAGTACAAGGAGACAGTAGTTATCCACCGGGTTGTACTTGTGCTTGGGCTGATGTTTTAGATGTTGTTCCAAATGGCTGCAATGTTCCTACATTCTAAATGTAGTAAGATAGATAAAATATTTAAGAGATAATAAGATGTGATGAGATAGATAAAATATTTAGGAGGTAATAAGATAGGAAAAATACATTAGTACTAATGTATTTTAATGTTTTTAATCGACGGGTGATAGCATATTTGGATCTCTATTGTATTTGATGTTATCTTCCGCTGAATGAGACGTTGCCTCGATAAACGCATCATTGGGGGTAAAGGATGAAATATCCACGCGTTTACCCATTATCATATTCCTGTACGCTGACGATAAATAGGTTAATCTCTTATCGGGAATTCCATCAAGTAGTTTGGGATCGTATGATGGAATAGGTCCCATTGATGCCAGATCGGCTTGTATATCGAAATGATCGTTGACATGTTTACTCACATAGTGTTTTGGGATGGAATTATCGATTGACCAGATTATCTCGATATTTTCTTCTCGAGATAATTTATCAGAAATAGGACATAACTTGAGAGCTTTCCCCAATTTTAATACTGTATCATAATAACAGCCGCGATCGCTTCTTCCTTGCATGAACGACATAGATAGTATTGAAATTGGGCAAAATTTTAACTATTAGTTGTGCTGTTAATAATGAAACGTTTTATGTAGCAGCATTATTAATCAATTTTACTTTATCATGATTAATAATACACCAAGCAAAATATTGTAAAAACAATGTATGGATTATGCATTGTTTTTTTTTACTATTGATCAACTCTCTCGTATATCATGACCACGGGAATCATATATTGACATCTGGAAGATGACTCCATTTGATGCGTGTTAAATATTCATTTCGTGTTTATATATTTTACATTTTTAAACAGAAAATCTAATCGTGACTCGATCGTTCTTATATAAACACTTCTCTTTTAATTTACCATCATTAGACCATCTCTCAAATAGTCCTTCCTTCTTACCGAGAAACCAGTTAGATCTCTCTTTTAATCGTTTATTCCTATATGTCGCTATGTAAGTACCATGTAGAAGACCATTCTTATAAATACCTCCTTCCATATTACCATTCATATCAGTGGACCACCAACATCCTTCTTCTTTTCCATTAACAAAAATACTAGAAGATACTAATACATTACAATAAAACCTTTCGTATACTCCTTCTCGACGACCATCAGGAAGATGGAAATAATGTTCATAAGATGTTCTCACTTCTAATAAATACTCTTTCTTTTTCCTCTCTAGTATTTTCTTACAATAGTCTCTTAGACTTCTATTTAACCGAGATATCACATTATATATACAAGGAATAGAAGTGGTAAGAGCGATAAAAGAGAAAATTTTATCTGATAGACTTTCTTGTGGAACTACTTTTAGTTCTAATCTTGACACAGAATGTTTATCTGATAGACTTTCTTGTGGAACTACTTTTAGTCTTAATCTTGACACAGAATGTTTATCTGATATATTACTCTCCATTTAAAAATACTATACAAGTATAGTATTTTGTGATTATTTTTATCAATACACTCTTCCACACTAAAATAGTATGTCTGTAGTACTATTTTATGATTATTTTATCTATCATACATGTTCCTATACGTGTTGAAATACTGAGTGTAAAGGAATTTTATCAATACAAGCATCACAAGCCCAATATAACATCTCATTATCGGAAACAGTGGTAGAGACCCACCATGGTAATATATCGATTAACGATTCATCAATCGAGTCTGTCAATCTTACTCGATAAATATATGTTACAGTTTTGTGTAATTTACATTCTGTAGATCGACATCGAGGTAGTAATGATGGTTTGGATCCCATGTTAAATATAGTACAATATATTAATGGTACACTATTTATATTTAGTGTGATAAATATTTTTACTTTTTATATTAAATGCAGTTACTAGTGATAGCTATTTTTGTTATCCTTGGTATTCTCATAATTGCTAGTATGTTCATTGCATTCACTTATTACAAAAGAGTACAGCAATGTGAAACAACACAAAGTCCTTATTGTTTTGCATTACTTTGTCCAGGAACACCAAATGTTTCAAGTGGCATTTGTAAGGGTTTCGCTCATCGATACGATAACGATGGTAATTTAATCTGTGCTGTCTAGTACTCGAATGATATTAAAAAGTTGGTATATACTAACTATAATAACAATAATTATTTCTATCATGTCGATGTCCGTCTCACTGATATCTAAAATATTATACAAGTAATACATTAGGATAGCCATTATTCCAGTGAAAGGTACAATAGAAGCGAGATATATATTATAACTTGTATAATGATAGTAGAACGATAAGATATAGTAACCTCTCTGATATGAAAATATCATGGTTTAATAAATTAATAATGATGTCTGTTTGATATGAACATCATTATTGTTAGAACTAGACTATCCTAGTTCGAAGTGAGTCCAGTGTCCGGAGTCACTAGTTTCAATATTGGTCTCGATTGTGTACTAGGAGAAATTATCTTAAGTTTTACAATGTTAGGATCCTCCACTAATCCTAATCTCACTAGGTTTATTCGCTGATCTTCTTCAATAGGTTTTCTCTTCTTTTCTAACACAGAATAAAAATCTCTTAATCGAGAGAGGAAATTACCAAGTCCCAAAGTATCAAGAGTGTCTCTTGTATCAATACTTCTCTCAATATCACGAAAAGGATTGAAAATATCGAGTTCTAATTTCGAACCTTCTTGAATACATTGTATTGAAGGCTTTTGACGGAAGATATTCCTACACTTTTCGACATTGAGACAAGATATGTCCTTACCCTCTTTCTCTCTAATAGTCTCGATGTTACCATATCTCATTAAAAGGGGATAAGATTTACCAATACCAGTTCCATGAATATTCTTATTGAAATCACATCCTGACATAATACAAAGATCGATAAATTGTGTCTGATTCATAGATAAACCCTTTAGTGCTGGCTGTATCATTGAAACCTCACAGTAGTGAACTTTCTTTCCTTCCTCATCTTTGTATGTCATTCTATCAAAACGATTAAGAATTAAAGGACAACCATAAGCAAGACAATCTGTATCAGTAGAATAGAAAGCAGAGATTTTACCTTCCATACAAAGAAAGGAACCAAGCTGTTCACCATCATGAAGAGCTGTAATAAAAGGAATACCAATGCTTCGGAGAACTATCTTCATCATTTCTATTTCACCTTTCTCTACTTTAATAGAACGACACATCAACTTCCTTAACTCAATAATCTTATCTGTTGGTTTCTCCAAAAGATCCAACGAAGCAAGTTCATCTTTCAAAGCATTGACATCATGTTCTGCTTTGAGACGAGCTTCATTTCTTTTCTCTCTTGTATCATCTTTCTCCTTGAGAGGAATACCATCAAAAATAAAGCATGGAGTAATACAATAATTCAACCAAACACAGATGAAATTTAAGAGAGAATTGAACCATTGTTTATCGATGGCCATGCTATCAGGATCTTCCATACTAACATCTGTTAGATTGATTACTTTCTTTTGTGCGATGGCTCTGTTAACGTAGGCCCAGTTATTTCCATCAATTCCAACTCTCGTAAAAGCAAGATCGACCAAAGAGATTTTATTAAAAGTTTTTGGACATCTCTCTTTCAAAAAGGGGTTTAAATTTGTAATTCCCATATTAAAATGGAGTCAATAGATGTGAGAGAAAATTTAAAGCGCGATTTTAGATCTAGTAGGTTTTCTGATATTTTGACAGTAGAATCGGATGATTTTAATTTCGATTTTCAACCAGTTCAAACGATCGAAATCAAATTATCTCCCAAAAATAAGACAAAATTTAGACATGATAAAGATACATCTATTAATATTGTTCCTACTGATTCATCCAACGGACCTGAAATCTCATATCAGATCATCGATTACAAGACAGAGAAAATTAGAGAGTTGAATGAACCAGTTCTTCTTATTTCTTCTCATTCTGCTAAAATAGATATACCTTTAGCAGATCCCATTAGCGATACACCGGATATACAAGTGTATCCGGCTGAGAAGATAAATGTAGATCATCCATCATTAGATCCATTAAGAGAGTATCTATCCGATGAGACAGCAGAGAGATTGGAAAAGAAGAGTGTAGAAGTATTAAAGGAGAAGGTATCTGCATTAGATGACATACTAAATAATAGAATAGAAGAAGTAGAGAGGAGATCTACAGAAATGTTAAAGGAGAAGGTATCTGCATTAGAGAAAAAGAATGCACAAGTATTAAATGAGAAATTAGAAGAGATATCAAGATTAAGGAAAAGAGATGAGGAAGTATTAAACGAAAGTCTAGCTGAATTAGAGAAAAGAGGAGAAGAAATATTAAATAGGAAGTTTCTTGAGATAGAGAAATCTTTGAGTGGATCTCTCAATGTAGTTTCTCTTGTGGAAAAAGAAGTATGTAAGCAACTCTTCACTGTAGTACCGGAGATAACAGATAAAATCTCAGCAAAGGTAGCTAATTCAAAATGTAAAGTGTCTCCTTTTTTTAATAATCCTAGTTATGAAGGTACTGATTCAACTGTCGTTCTCGTCGGTACATTCCTAAGATTATCAGTTGTATTACCAGGACGTGTACTCAATGAATCCCTTATATTATATCCATTTGGCTTTGATAAGGAGAAAGTCCCAGATATGAAGGAGATAATCCTCTCTTTTGAAACATCTGACGGTAGAAAAGGAATTATGAAAGGTAGTCTTATTACAGTTAATGGATGTCCTCGAATTCCCATAACTAGTTTTGAGATTGATAATGAAGTAGTTAAGATATCAGATATCGTAGTACCTCTTACTGTAACATATGAAGGATATCTGTCCTAAACCGGATTGATGCATAATTATGATATATAATTAGAATATTATATATTATTTTAGATAGACTCAAAATCTATGATGATATATTTACTTTTTTATTAGAATATTATGTTATATTAAATGGACCCAAAGTCTATCTGTGATGATATATTCGCCTTTTATCAGAGTAAGTATAAGGTAGATGAATGTGGAGGATCCACATTCATCCCAGAAGATTTCGTTACGTTTTACAATGATAATAATGTGTCAGATAATTGGGATCACCAAATAGCATGTGTTCTATGTGATAAGAAACCTGTTTGTATGACAGATTATGATAGTAATATTAATCCCGAAGAATTGCAATATTACTATGAGAAAACACCTAAAGATATTGAATTAAGAGAATCAGCATTAAAATGTGGTGTCATCCTTCTTAAGGATGATCTTGGTACTAACTTTTGGTTCAAGGAGAAATACAGAAGAAATGTTGAGTTATTATTGTCTCATTTTAACGGAAAAGAAACATTTCCCACAGAATTAAGTGAAACTATTAGAAGTATAGTGCTAGGTTATTCTCCTATTGCTATCATCTGTTATCAACTATTTCAACAGATGATCCCCATACTATATCAACAAATACCTAACTTTAATCCCAGTAATACTATGCTTGATGATATTTTGGTTGATAGTCTACAAGGGTTATATAAGACTAATATTCTACATTTTGTTAATTATTATCTTCCATTAATATTAAGAGCACAAAGATGGATAGTAGAAAGAGGAGGATCTATCTAAGATTGAGATTACTCCAATATTAAAAAGCATTCTAACAGATAGAATGTTTTTAATTACCAGTGGTCAACT